TCGCCGTAGTAGGCGGCTTGGTTCGGATTGTCGAAAATTTCGACGTCGCCCAGTGCGCGCTCCACGTAGTTTTCGTAATAGAACAGGGCACATTCGTTGTCGTCCGTTGCGCTGGCCGCTTCCGGCAGTTTCACGGTGCCACCCGTAGTTTCTACCAGTACCGTCGAACGGACGTACAGATCGAAGCTATACAGTCGGCCGATGGCCCCCTCTTTCAGGTTCACGACCTGCTGGAAAGCATACTTCAGGCTGTTGTCCGACATCAGTTGGTCTGCGAAATCGGCGGGCAGAATCATCACGCGACCTTCCATAGGCACGTTCTGTTTATCCATGAGGGTTTTCGCTTTGCGGATATCAGCCTCCGTGATGATCTTCCGGTTACCGGAAGCGCCGGAAGCCGTACCGGCTGCGGAGCCGCCAGTGGTCACGATCTTCGCGCCGGACGGTGCATTTTTCGCCCAGTTGTAGAGCATGTTGTCGCCGGCCACTTCCATCATCTTGCCGGTATCATCCTTGATGACCGACTGGCGTTTGTCATACGACAACTCTTTTTTGTCAATGTCGGTGATCAGGCGAGGATCGCTCGTATACTCGTCGAGCGAATACACGATGTCGTTATCCGTACGCTTGACGATTGGGGCCGGCAAAAGCACACGGTTGCGCTCCACATTGGAAGGAGGCCCGGCTTGCGGGATGTGAACGACACGGCCACCTACGACATGCTCGTCGGCATTGAAAGAGCGGTTCATCCAGGTGTTGGACTTAAAGAGCGCTTCCACGATATCGGGGCGCCAGATTTCACGATTGACTGCCATTGTTTAGGTCAGGTTAAATTTTGAAAGAAAGAGTTCCGATATCGGCTACACAGTCGTTTTGTAATCCTTGCCGAATTCCGCTTTGTACAATTGGCCGAAGGTGAGCGGGTCGTTGGCACGAAGGGTTTCCAGCACGGCCGGGCTTTCCTTGGAAAGTTGGCTGAATGTTTTGCCCTGGTACGTGAAGCCCTGGGGAGCGCCCGCATTGCCGCCAGCCGGAAAATCGGAGAGTTTCACCGTTTTCGGCAAACCTTCGAGCGCCGCCTTGGCACTGTCGAAATCGGCGTTGAACAGGTTCACGTACACCTGGCGCTGCGCCTGCGTGATACGGTTTTCGGCAACGGCAGTATCCACCAGGGTTTTGATGGTTTCGTCACGTTGCACCTTTTGAGCATCTTCGATCTGTTTGATCTTCGCTTTCAGGGCATCGTTTTCGGAAGACAGCGCGACCAGCGCGGTGATCTTCATCTGCACGTCGGAAAGGGTAATGTTGCCGGAAAGGCCCAACTGGGCGCCGACGATTTTCAGTTCTTCCATGTTTTGAATGGTAGGTGTTGATGTGTTTCCGGCCGTCAGCGATACCAGGGCCGTTTTATCTGCCAGGTCAATTACCTGGTCGTTGTCGTCGTAAAGAGCGATAGCGCCGTCATTCGAGGCCACGTCGCAAATACTTGCTTCGCGGATTTTGCTCACTGCCAGGGTTGGCAAAGTTTGGTTGGCTACCATAGCAGCCGGGTTCCACTTGCACGGTTTCAATCCGGCACTGGCTTCGAAAATGTGTCCTGCCTCCACCTTGCGCGCTATGTCGGCCGCAAACGTGTCTTCCATATCGAATTCCGGATCAGCAAGCAATTTGCCGCCTTCTTTGCGAAGATTGACCCAATGCCCGATTGGCAGAATCTGATTTTTGTCAGTACCGTTTGCCCGTACGTGATTCCACAGCATAACGATCTTTCCGGAAGCAGGCAATTCGATGCCCGCAGTAAGAACCCGGAAGCCGTAGGAGTTAAGATCGTCTGTGCTGAGAATGAATGTTGGCATGTGCTTATCGCATTTGAACGCCACAAACATATTAGCACCGCATCCGGCTCTCCAAATAACCGTGCGGACGCTGCCGGAACCACGGCGAACACTGCCACAATACCATATATATGGTGTGTTTACCGAATACTTTTGCCCAAAATGACCGTATGACCATTGAGCAAAAGAAGGAATTCGCCAAACTCCTGTACGTCCGCGAACGCCTCACACAAAAGGAGGTAGCCACCCGCGCAGAGGTGTCCGAACAAACCATGTCCAAATGGGTGAAGGAATACAACTGGGAAAAACTGCGCCGCTCGTTGCTCGTCACCAAGCAGGAGCAGATCGGCCGGCTGTACGAACAGATTGAAAACCTGAACACCATCATCGATGCCCAGGAACAAAAGTTCGCGGATTCCAAACAGGCCGACATACTCACCAAACTCACCGCCGCCATCCGGAACATGGAAACCGAGGTCAACATCGGCGAACGGGTGGAAGTAGGTATGCAGTTTTGCGACTTCGTGCGTCAGGCTGCGCCCGAAAAATCCAGTGAGGTGGTAACGCTCTTCGATTCATTCATTAAATCCCTCCTTACACGATGAGCGCCGGAACCGATAAGCAATTCCTGCAACGATGGGAAGAGTACAGAAAGGCCGTCGAACGCGACATCCCGGTGCCGTTCGACGAAACGGAAGCCCAGCAAAAAGCGCGGGTAAAGAAGTTGCTCGGCAACTTCGAGGCATTTTGCCAGTATTATTTTCCGATATACGCATCGGCGCCATTCGCGCCGTTTCACCTCAAGTTGTCCAGGAAGATCGCCGCCAGCAACAAAATATACATCGTTCGGGCCTGGGCGCGCGAACATGCCAAGTCCGTGGTGTCCGGCCTGTTCATCCCGATGTTCGAGAAGTTCAACGGGCGGCTATTCAATATGCTGCTGGTATCGCACAGTTACGACAATGCCTGTGAACTGCTGATGCCTATTATGATCCAACTGGAAAGTAACCCGCGCATCATTCATGACTTCGGACCGCAAAAGAGTTGGCGTGGCTGGGAGGTTGGGCGCTTCATCACGGCAGGCGGGCAATCGTTCCGCGCGCTCGGTAGCGGCCAAAGCCCGCGCGGATCGCGCAACGAGGAAAAGCGCCCCGACTTCATTCTCATTGACGACATCGACACCGACGAGGAAGCCCGCAACCCAACCAGGCTAAAGAAGAAATGGGACTGGATAGAGCAGGCCCTTTGGCCCACCATGTCGATATCGGGCAGGAAGCGCTTCGTCATCGTCGGCAACATCATCGCCAAAGACGGCATCGTAGTACGTGCTTCGAAAAAGGCCGACGACTTCGAGCAAATCAACATCCTCGACAAGAATGGCAAACCATCCTGGAAGGAACGGTACAGCCTGGAAGAGGTCAATTACATGCTTTCGAAAATCTCCTATGCCAGCGGGCAAAAGGAGTATTTCAACAACCCGATCAACGAGGGCACCGTGTTCACGGACATTCGTTGGGGTAAGGTGCCCGACCTGCGCAAATTCACCTTCGTGGTGGTGTATTGCGATTCGTCGTATAAAGACAGCCGAAAGAACGACTTCAAGGCCGTGCCGATGGTGGGCGAGTACCAGGGCAACTACTATATAATACGTGTACGCCTGGAACAAACCATCTTGGCGAAAATGCTGGAATGGTTCTACGATATGCGTGACTACGTGGGGGACCGTACACAGACTTACAACTTCGTGGAGTGCAACGGCTTTCAGGATGCCTGGTACCAGGATGTGTTCATGCCTGCGCTCCGAGCGATGGAGAAGGCAAAAGGGACGATGGCCATCAGCCCGGACGACCGCGACAAGCCCGACAAGTTCAGCCGCATGGAGGGCAACCTGGAACCGCTCAACCGGCGCGGCTCCCTCATCTTCAACGAGGATGAAAAGGACGATCCGCACATGCAGCGCCTCGAAGAACAGTTCAGGGCAATCGAACCCGGCCTGCCGGCACACGATGACGGACCCGATGCCGTGGAGGGCGCCGTCTGGATTATCAATAACAAACTGCGCCGCTTGGAGCCTATGACCGTAGGGAAGGACCGGCGCACTAAAAACAAGTACTGATGCCGTTCATTCTGAAATCCGACCTGTTCCCGAAAATCCTCGAAGACGAACTCGACGAGATCACACGCTCCGACGACACGCTGATACTACAGGCTGCCGACTCGGCCGTGGCCGAAATGCGCGGCTACCTGTATGACACCTTTGACGTGGATACCATATTCGCGCAAACCGGCGACAACCGTCATGCGCTCCTGGTCGACTTCGGCGCCGACATAACCCTGTATTTGCTGGTCAGCCGATTGCAGGCAGGCCAGAGCATCGACGACCGGAAGGATCGTTACGACCGCGCAAAGACCTGGCTACGATCTGCGAGCAAGACGGAATTTTACAACGACCTGCCACGCCGACCCGAAACCCAACAAACGCACATTTCCTACGGAAGTCTGCCAAAACGCAATAACCGGTTTTAACGGCTCTGCCCAACCGATATTTTAACGCAATTTAAACGGCCGTAGAGCGATTTAACCACCTCCGAACGTACAAGTATGGCAAATAACACGAGTAGTTTTATTCAGGGCTTAAAAAACAACTTTTTGTTTTTGGCTGACAAGATGGGATTTCGCCCTGCGAATACCGTTATCAATCATGTAACGGTTCGGCCGGCACACCGCCAAAGCCAGGACATCCAGAAGTGGCGCAACGCCCTGATCATTGCCGAGCAGGACAGCCAACAGCGGCAGCCCATTTTCGACCTGTATGCCGACGT